GTGGCCGGCACTGTGATGCTGACTGATTTGCCGCCACTCGCGCCAGATTCAATAATGCCGCTGGCACTGAATGGCATGTATGACCAACTGGCCTCATCGAGCGTTACGGTCTGGTTGACGTAGTAGGTCTGCCAGCGCGCGTAGGTGGTGGTCGCATCAAAGATGCGCAGGTACTGGCTCTGAGCTCTATTGCTCATCAGTAAGCACCTTGATAGCGGCGGCCACCATAGCTGCGGGAGTTGCGGAAGATCTGCGCACCAAAGTCTTGTAGCGCACCTTCAAGGTCGCCGATGGTGACATAGCGCTGGCCATCTTGCTGCAGCACAGGGCCGGTGGTGATCTGCACAGTGGTGTTGGCTGCACCGCCGCCGCCCATGGCGCCGACTACGCCACCTTCAGCAAAAGCTGGGATAACGTTACGGCCACGCAATCCACCCAGATAGTTGGCGGCAGCCTTGGCCATCTTGTGTTCAGGGATGATGTATTCAGGTCCAGCTTCGCCAACCATGGCTAGGGTCGGTCCCGACACCATGCCACCTGCGGCAAATTGCGGAATTGAAATGCCGGGAATTGTCGGGATGTCAGGAGCTGGCAGGCGATTGAATCCACTGATTACATTGTTGAGTGTCTTGATGTAGTTGTTGAGGCCGCCGAAAAGGAATCTAAGGATTCCGTTGAAGATCGACTTGATGGTATTGGCTGCCGCTTGAAAGGGTGCGGTTAGGAATTTGCCGATATTGCTGAATGCAGATTGAATGCCTGAAATCAGGTTTTTGATGCCATCCGCTACTGGCTTGATGAACGTGTTGTAGAAGGCTGTTGCAGCTGCAGCGATCACCTTGCCAATCGCCTGGAAGGCTTGGCCGATCTGATCACGGAATGCATAAATGGCTACGCCAGCAGCGATAGCAAGTGCGACCCAACCAACGGGGCCCGTAAATACGCCAATCAGAATCTGCCCAAGCGTACCAAGGCCTGCAATTAATGGGCCAATAGCACCTGCCCAACCTGCAATCACAGCCGGGATGCCCACCAGTATTGGCACCAAAGCACCTAGTGCGCCGATAATTGGACCACCAATAGCGATCACACCGCTCAATGCCGTCAATGCCACAACCAATCCAGACAATGCAACAATCATCGTCTGCACTGGTTCTGGTGCTTTTGCGATCATGTCAATCAAGCCAGTCAATGCTTGAATCAATGGCGTAAGCACTTGCGCGATATTATCCCCAAGCACAACCTGCAGATCATAGAATTTTTCACCGAGAGTATCGACCGCACCAGCTAGGCCCTGTGCTGCAGCAACAGCATTGCCGCCGTATTGTTTTTCAAGTTCAACAAGAATAAGACGTTGCGCCTCTGCGATATTGCCAGTCTCCTGCAAAGATTCGATAACAGCTTTTTGATCTTCGCTAAATTGAATGCCTGAGCGTCCTAATGCTGACAGGCCTTTTGCTGGATCGTTTAGTGCCTTAGCAAGCTGCATAAATGCGCCGCTCACTTCGGTGCCGCTTGTGTAGGCTACATCCGCAGCAGCCTTGGCTACACGTTCATAGCTATCAACGCCGATATTGCCAAAGCTGGTTAGAAGACCAAATCCTTTTCGAAAGTCTTCCTCATTGAAGAGGGTTGCTTCGCCAAGATCACTAGAAATTTTCTGTAGCTTTTCAAGCTGACCAGTACTTGCTCCAATGTTCTTTAGGCCATTCTCAAGCAGTTTTGTTTGAGCTTGAAATTCTCCAAACGTATCGATTGACTTTTTGAGTGCGGCGCCAATGCCTGCAGCACCAACGATTCCGATCAGTGATGTGCTGGCTGCCCCAAGCTTGCCAAACGCACCAGCCAAGCCGTTGGCTTTTGTGGTTGCCCCACCCAGCGAGTTACTAAGGCCATTGATCTGATTGGCGCCATCAACCCGTGCCCTGATGGTGAGAGCCGTGGTCATGTCCAGCGCCATAGCTCAATCCTTGCGGCTGTTGACGATCTCTATCACTTTAGCCTCGATCACCTGCAGATCCTCAAGCATCGTGCGCTGATCCGAGACATGGTAAAGCTCCATGATCCACCGGAGGGCTGGGTAATCCATCCCGATGATGCCGGATGCGCCACCACGCCATTGCGTCTGCACCTTCAAAAACAGGTCAACAGCAGGCCAAGCATCAGGCATCACCTTGTAATGCTCGGTGCGTTCATCAAGGTCTGGCAGCACCAAACCGAACGCTGCAGCATCGTCCTGCGTGTCGTCAATCGTTGCGCCGCCGGCCCAGTACTCAGCGGCGCCGATCAGTTTTTTCGCTTCTGCTCAACCAGCGACTCGAAATAGGCACCGATCAACGCACCAGCCACCATGGGCACGTCGAGCAGTTCGGCCTTGGCGCCTTCGCTATATGGCACCTCATCACCATCGCCATCGACGATGCCAGACCATCCCATCAGGATCTCATCAGCAATGCTCTGGTCGGTTACGCCATTGTCCAGATCCTCGCCCTGTTCAGCGGCGCGCATCCGCTGCTGTACCTGCTGCTGGATTTCATTGATGCGGCTTTGCGGCAGCCGCTTGAACACGGCATCAAAGCTGGCTTTCTCACGCTTGCCGCCATCAGCTGGTAGGCGGATTACCACCGGCCAGCTGTAGCTCTGCGATTGACTGAGAACAAATGCCACAGGTCAGGTGTAGACGAGACTCATCTCATCATTGCCTGAACTGGTCGGAACCGCAATAAAAGGCATGTTCAGCATTTGAATGCCGTCCTGATCCGAGTATGTCAGGTTGCCTAGGTCTGACTGTGCAGTGGTCATGGTGACGATGTTGCCGGCAGTCTGGCCATGCTGAAAGGTGATGCTGCCAGTGCTGGTGCCGGTCGCCACTGTAAAGAAATCCTTTGCCGTGATGGTCGGCGCCTCAATCACAACAGTGCCATTAGGCGCGCGGTTTGTGATCAGGATCTCCTTGGTGCAGCCCACCAGCTCTCGGTAGATCACGTCATTGGCAAGGCTGAAGTTGTAGCTCATCAAGCAACCGCTGTAGCTGAATGCGCTAAAGGCCGTGGTGTTGCCTTCTTTGAAGATCACAGGCGTTGCCTGATCGTTGTAGGTCGGGGTCGGCAGCGCTACGTCCGTGGGTGCGTTGTAGATGCCGGTCATGCTGAAGCTGATTACCGGGATCTGACCCACTTCGCAGCTCATCTCAAAGGTGCCGCGGCAACCGGTCACCTTATGGCGGATGCCATCCTGGTGGTAGTAGATCGTGCAGCTTTCAAAGCCGCTGCTCTCAGGTGCATAGGTGACGCTTGCGCCAGCGGAAACGGCCTCACTAAGACCACAGCTACGCAGCACCACGCCATAAGCGGGAGCTGTGCCAGCAGCGCCCGAACCGGCCACCTCAACTTCAAAGCTCAGCTCTACGCGAGTCTGGCTGAGCAGCTGATCGGATTGGCCCAGGTAAGGGCGCACCAGCTCGCGTTTGACGGTATCAGCCACCAGCGGCTGAATTTCAAGATTGCGTACCAGTACTGCATCGCCACCAACTGGCGTCGGATCCGTGCCATAAGTGCCTTCGATCTTGGCGAGGATCAGGCGCCGGCGAGTGAGTACAGATGCCATGGGTGGCTCCCAATAGTTGAATCAATGGGCGCCGAGGCCCTGCTCCTGCCTATCCTAGCTGCTGCGTTCATGCGCTCAGATTTGCCACCTGAGTGCGGTAGCGCACCACATAGTCGCAACTGATAACGCCGGCAGGTTGATCAGCTTCGACCATCTCGAAATTGACCAGGCTCGGTTGTATGTCGTATGCCCTGCCACCTAGCGTCAAATCCGCCATAAGCTTGCTGTGCATGGATTGAACAGTTGGATCAGCCAGTTGGTCTGGGATGTTGCCGCGCACAATCACAGCAATGCGGACCGTAAGGCTCCAATCCAAAGTAGGCAGGCTGGTGTTTTGCTGCGCCTGATCAGTGATTGGCTCGATCACGATGGCCGGGCTTTCCTGCCGCGCTAGTGGCTCCACCCTGCTGCGATAGATCCTGGTGCCAACGCCTGTAGTGCCAGCCAGTGCGGTCTTGATTGCGCTCAGGATCTGCTCGCGCTTAGTGGTCATCAGAGCACCTCAACAGCGCTGATGCGACCACGTTGCA